CTTATTTCATCGAGATCTGGTTCAACGGATACAACGAGGATGGCACTATAGCAGCTCCAAACCTCTTCTATACCTTGTATAGAGTGGGATTCATAGATGTTGAAGCATCTACTAACACAGCTGGTACCACCTGGAACATCAAGTTCTATGGTGACAACAGCACAGGTGAGATGAATCAGCTGGCTATACCGCAGGCTGGCCTCAACATACCAGCTACCAATCTGGGAGAATTTTTTGATAATCTTACCAGTAAGTTGAACACCCAGGTACCAGAGGTAAACAACGATGGCATCCGACGGGTGATCTACAAGATTGAATATCCCAACATCTGGAAGACATGGAACATGCGACCTGCCGACACTGACAAGCATGTCAATCGCGCAGGCAGCATGAACAAGGAGGATGGCGCACCCGGAACTGGTACTGTAGTCAAGATAACCAAGGGTCAAGCTATAGAAAGCATAGTGAACTATGCTGTGTACAGCTGCAAGGAAGCGCAGGATTGGATCACCGGTAATTCTGGAGCAGCTCAAGGCGGTGCCACCTTCAATGACCACGGTCTCATAGGCTATGTCAGCGTTTATGCCAAGACCAAGATCGTAGGCTTTGATCCTGTCACACGAGATTACATACGCGAGATTACCTACACTCTGTGGCGCACAGAAAGCACCAAATCTTATACTGACATTCAAGCTGTGAACCAAGCCATGCAGCCCAGCACACAGCAGGCTAAGCTAGCCTATCTGGTGCAGAACCAGCGATTAGTCAAGAAATATGACTATATCTACACTGGATTGAACACAGAAGTGATCAACTTTGACATAAAGATGAACCTAACCTGGATGTTCGTGCAGCCAAGCTGGAGCCAAGGCAACAGCTATGGCCAATACGCTCAACCAGCGTTGGTGAACCAAGACAGCCAAGACTTTCGCAAGCAGAAAGGAACCCTGCCGCAGGACAAGACACCTGGTAATGCTCAGCAGCTTAACCAAATCGACAGAGCGCTGGGTGGAGCTGGCACTCCGCAGGACATTGGCCAGCAATTGATCAATGCTCTACCTCCCGGAGCGCAGGCAGCCAAGGATTATGTAGCCAAGAACCTCGCTGATCCCAATACCAGAGTGATAAAGTTTGATGCCAGCAATGGACAGCTGGCAGTGACGGCTGCTCAAGAGAATGATCCGTTCCTACAGAAATATCTGGCTACGGTGAAGAATTATCAAACTCAGCGCCAGTCTCAGCTAGCCACGGCGTTTGTTGAAGATACCAAGCTTGACATAAACTCGGTGGTGTTCCCACCTCTGCCAATGGTAGCAGTGTTTGACAGCAAGCCAACCACGCAGAACGCACAGCAGAACACGGACCAACGCAAGACCCCTGCTAACACGGACAGCCAGAACTTTCCAAGTGGCACTGGATTCGTGGGAGCCGTGATGGGCAACATATTCGACGTGCGCACAGAAGCTTTCAACTCCATAGAGATCACCATACGCGGTGATCCTTGGTGGTTGCCTGGCAGCAACATTGCGCTGAACAACATCGTAACAGGCCTGACCAACAACAACAGTGCGCAGGCATCTCAGCAGAACCAAAACAAGGCCAATTTCCTCGGTGGAGATAACTGCTTCCTGTTGGAGTTCAGGGTTGGCATGGTACTGGACGAAGCTACTGGTCTGGCAATAAGCACTGCTCAGGGTGGTGCAGATTTCTTCAACGGAATATATGTAGTTGATGAAGTTGAAAACATCCTTAGCCATGGCAAGTTCACTCAGATACTCAAGGCACACAAGGATGTGTTGGCACAGAATCCAATCAGCACACAGAATCTACAGAGCAATAATGGTCCGGGAGGCAGCCAAACCAGCGGTGGGGCTGCAGCCCCTAGCGCTCCTCCCAGTAGCAGCGCTGGAAATCCCATGGGTCCTAGATAGACCATAAATTACTGAGCAGGGGATCAAACCATGGTATTATATCAGAGGACAACAGTAAGCCCAGATGCATATGATCTACAGGCTGACGGTCGCAGCATTCAGCTAGATGGTATCTATGTTGGATTTGTCAAAGCCGTAGACGACCAGCAGCGCATGGGTCGAGTGCAGGTATGGATCCCTGAGATCAGCGGCGATCCTTTGGATACCAGCCAATGGTTTACCTGCAGCTATGCTAGTCCATTTGCTGGCGCTACTAATATCGTCAATGTAACTCCTGGTCCTAGCTGGCGCAATACCCAGCGTAGCTATGGTTTCTGGTTCGTGCCGCCAGACCTAGAGAACGAAGTGCTGTGCTGCTTTATCAACGGTGACCCTGGACGAGGCATTTGGTTTGCCTGCCTCTATCAGCAGAACATGAACCACATGGTACCAGGTATACCTGGTGACAGCGCCAGTGACGGTTTACCTGTGGCTGAATACAACAAGCTCAAAGCCAACGTGGCAGTCAACACTGCTACTGCGCCTATCTATGCACCATTGGCTGACCAGCTCAAAGTACAGGGTCTTGACAGAGATGCTGCTCGTGGAGTTAGTGGTAGTGGCGCTAGGCGTGACGAACCAATCAACAGCGTGTTTGGCATACTGACTCCGGGTGGCAGCCAGTTCGTGATGGATGATAATCTCGATCAGCGCTTCATTAGGCTGCGAACTCAGCAGGGTGCTCAGATACTGATCAATGATACCGAAGGCTTCATCTACATGATCAGCCGCGATGGCAACAGCTGGATGGAGCTAGGTGTCAACGGAGCCATCAACATCTATGGTCAGCAGGACATCAGCATTCGTTCTCAGGGTACGCTCAATCTGCGAGCCGATCTGGACGTTAACATAGAAGCAGGGCGCAGCATATTCGTCAAAGCCAGGGGCGAAGTCAGCAGTGTGGTCATCAACGGCGTAGGCCCTGTGAATCCAGACAGCGGCAAGGTAATCACAGCTACCACTAGTTCAAATGCTCAGGTACCTGCCATACGAGTCCAGGACACACAGGCACAGATAGTTGCCCCTACCAGTGGCATCACAGGCGAATTCGTGCCAGGCATGGACATCACTGGCATTCCGTGGGCCAACCCAACCACTGATGCGGCACCGCCCATACCAACTCCCACAGGCAACGTGGCAGGCAGTGGCGCTCCTGTTGTCATAGTAGGTGATCTAGTAGCTGGTGCGATTGGACCAGGAATCGCTTCCAACTATCCTGGTGCTTTAACCAACAGCAGCAACACAGCTACCACCGGAAACGTGTTAAACACAGTGGTCAGCACATCGTCGGTGCAGAATCCAAACTACGCAGTGGTTAGCGTGGGAGGTTATGACTACAACGACGGACAGAACAATCCTGGTCAGACCACCGAGAACCTACGTGCCATACGCGAGAATATCAATGCTCTTCACTACATCTGGGTGCTGCCTGATGATCCAAATGCACATGCTACAGTATATGGTTTCGCGGTAGGTGCCGGAGATCAGACCCAGGTGATACCCCATGACAGCAGTGGTGCGATAGATACCAATGCGTTGGTCACCAATATTCTCAACAACATAGGACAGATAGTCACACCAACTCCGCCACCAAACCAAACCAGCACTCAGACCACGCAGCCTCCAAAACAACCAAAGGTCACGCTGGGCGATGTCAGCAAGAACGAGGATGGTAGCTTGACCTACCTCAACGTGACGTTCTCTCCTGGCAATCAAAGCACGCTGAGCAACGCGGCCGTGATAACAGGCACGCTGCAGAACGAAACGACCAACGAGAGCGTGCAGACCACCAACAACAACAGCACGCAAGCTGGCATGATAATGATCAATGCTCACCGTGACATGCATCTCACTAGCGACAATGACATGTATCTGCAGAGCGCAGGACAGTTTGCTCGCACCAGCCAGAAGAACATGTTTGACTATGCTTATGGCAGCTATGATCTAGCAGTTGGTGGCTATCTCACCATGCAGAGCAACGGTTTGCTGAGCATAGGCTCCACGAACAACATGGTCCTTGGTGCCAACCGCATAGATCTCAATGGGCCCGCTCCAGCAGCAGCCAAGACAGCCCCAGCTGCGCTGCAGCCCATAGACACTCAGATCAGGGATGCGTTTACCTTAGCGCCTGCTGATATAACCAACAAGCTGATCAATACCATAGTAAGCCAGCTGCCAACGCACGAACCATTCCAGGGCCACGCAGCTACTGCCCAGGGTTACAATGGACATGTGGAGACTGGCAGCAGCACAGATCCGTTCACTGGTGATCCGTTAGCACCTGGTCAAGTTCTCAGCACCCAGTCTAAACCATTGGATCTCAAGGGTCAGCCCAATCCAACCAGCCCACCCGGCAACTACCAAGGCAAGGGTTACAGCAGCAACGGCGAACCTCAGTACAGCTTCAACGGTCCGGCCACAGACCAATCTGCTCCGGGCAGCCTGCGCATAAGCCAAGCAGGTGCTGAGTTCATAGCCAAGTTTGAAGGCAAGAGATCACAGGTTTATAAGGACAGCGCAGGCTTGCCTACCATCGGCATAGGGCATCTGCTGCTACCAGACGAGAAGGCTGGAAACTACGTGACCATCAACGGCCAGAAGAGGATGCTCAACAGCCCATTGAGCGACGCTGAGATATTCGCTCTGTTCAAGCAGGATCTTGCGCCAAGAGAGCAGAAAGTGGCCAAGAGCGTGACAGCCAAGCTGAGCCAGACGCAGTTTGACATGTTGGTCAGCTTTACCTACAACATCGGCAACTGCAACAGCATTGCTGCTATACTGAACTCTGGCAGCTATGACGTCACTCAGAAATGGATGAGCTATTGCCACGCTGGCGGTAGGGTCATAACCGGACTGCAGAACAGGCGCAGGGCTGAAGTTACCAATTTCTGCGGCGGCAACCCTATCAACAGTGGCGGAGCCTAACAGCTCACACCTCAGATCTTGGTGGTAAAAAGCTGGCTAAATATCCACATAGACAGAGGTAAAGCTGCCATCATGGCCATAATCGCGCCCAACAGATTGTTCTACGGATTCAGCACGCTGGATACCACAGCCAAGAACCAAAACTTCGCCGATGTTCCTCTGATCAAGAGAGATCTCTACAACCATTTTAACACCTTGGTTGGTGAGCGCGTGATGATGCCCAAGTATGGCTGCAGCATCTGGAACCTTTTATTCGAACCATTTGAGGAATCAGTGGTACAACGTATAGTGGCCGAAGCCACGAGGATCGTGGAGACTGACAGCAGAGTGCAGCTGCAGAGCATCATAGTCAAACCGTTTAACAACGGAGTGATCGTGCAGATGCAGCTATTCTATCTTCCCTATGGCGTCTCGGACTATTTCAACGTGACGTTTGACCAGAATGCAGTAAACCTGGATACAGTGAAATGATGAGAGGACCATATGGCAGTTAGTCAACAACAACGTCAGAAGCAGCTGTTTGCTGCCGAAGACTGGCAGGTCATCTATCAGGCCTTTACGCAGGTAAACTTCAACGCCTATGATTTTCCAACCATACGCAATGCCATGGTGGAATACATTCGCCTCAACTATCCAGAGGATTTCAACGATTGGACTGAAAGCAGCGAGTTTGTTGCCATCATTGACCTGCTGGCCTATCTGGGGCAGAGCTTAGCGTTCAGGATGGATCTCAACACTCGCGAGAACTTCTTGGACACGGCACAGCGCAGGAGCAGCATATTCCGCCTTGCACGCCAACTTAACTATCAGCCGCAGCGCAGCATACCCAGTGCTGGACTGCTCAAGATCAACCAGATAGTCAGCAACCAAGACATCTACGATGCCAATGGTATTGATCTCAAGAACACGCCTATTAACTGGAATGATCCAAATAACCCAGATTGGCAGGAACAGTTCATACTGGTGTTGAACGCTGCGCTCAATAGCACCAACTACTTTGGTAATCCTGCTAAGAGCGGCACAGTTGGTACCATACCCACTGAGCTATATGCGCTCAACAACACTGCTATACCCACCAGCGTGATAGGATTCACGTCTGTGGTTGGGGGCAATAGCATGAACTTTGAGCTAGCCAATCCAGACTTTAATGCAGCCAGCGGGGGTAATGCCACAGTGCTAGGTACCACTGGCTATTTCTTTGAACGTGATCCTAATCCAGTAAACAGCTGGTACATCATCTATCAGAACGATGGCAACGGCTATGACAGCAACAACACAGGTTTCTTCTTGTTCTTCAAGCAGGGAACCATGGGCTATTCTGATTATCTACTAGAGCTTCCCATTGCTAACAGGGTCATAGATGTCAACATTGACGGGGTCAACCAAACAGACGTCTGGGTACAGAACATCAATACCGCAGGCCTAGTTACCACTCAATGGACAGCTGTTCCTAACGTCAACGGTTTCAACGTTATCTATAACAGCTTAGACAGCAACATACGCAATATCTACAGCGTTATCACGCGCGACAACAATGGTGCTGATCAGATCAGCCTGCGATTCGCAGATGGCAACTTTGGTAATGTGCCAGTTGGACTATTGCGAGTTTGGTACCGGGTAAGCAACGGTCTCCAGTATCAGATCCGTCCCACAGACATGACCAACCTAAAGTTCAACTTTAGCTACAACGACAACCTTTTCAACACCTACAGCGTGGCATTCAACACCAACCTGCAGTACACGGTAGCTAACAGCCAGACTACCCAGAGCAACCAGCAGATACAGCTGGCTGCTGAGCAGGTGTATTACACGCAAGATCGCATGGTCAACGGCGAGGACTACAATCTGTTCCCGCTACAGAGCAGCCAGGCGCTCAAGGTCAAGGCCATCAACAGGGTATACAGTGGACAGAGCCGTTACTTAGACATAAATGATCCAACAGGTACCTACCAGAACATCAATGTGTTTGCCACGGATGGGATACTCTACGAAGAGACCGAGCTGAATCAGCAGGAAGTGACCATAACCGTTGGCACACCTAACCAAGTCTATGTGGTGGATAACATACAGCCTATGATAAATGGCAGCACGTTGTTCGAAGGCGACTCCATAGAGCTGCAGAACTTCTACTATGACAAGTTTGCCCGCTACACTGCGCCTGGTTTGTATTGGAATCTAACCACTGCCAACATTGGAAACAGCACCGGATCATTCCAGATAGGTGGTCAGGCACAGCGCCTAGGCCAAGATGCAGCCGCAGGCAGCGGTGAGCAATACATAGCATCTGGTAGTTTGGTCAAGTTGGTCAATGGTTCAAATGTTGGATCTTGGACCAGCGTTGTCAGTGTGATAGGTGATGGAACTGGGCTTAACAACTCTGGCGTGTTAGCTAACGGTCTTGGTGCGGTGACCTTGAGCAGCGTGCCAGATCAGTATAGCACTGTAACCAGCATCTGCGCCCCATGGACTACCACGTTTACTTCAGCTGAGATATCAGCTATCACGGCAGCCATGAACGCTACACAGACCTTTGGCATAGGTTACAATCAACAGACAGAAACTTGGTATGTGATAGATAACGACAATTTGGCCACAGGAACTGCCTTTAGCCAGACATACTCGCAGGATCAAACTGGTACCAATCGAGACAGCAGCTGGCTGATCAGGG